GACATGCGGGACAAAAGCAAATGTCCCGATCACCTAGTTGTAAGTCATTGAAAAACAACGATAAAAAAATCAGCGGGACATCGGGACAAAACGGGACATTTAAAAAAACCCACGGAGAGGGACATCTCCCCCCCCCTAAGAGGGGGGAGAGTGTACCGAGGGCCGAAAAAAGAGCTTGATATTCTCTAACAATTTAATATAATAGAACTTCAATTTTATAAGGGAGAGTAAAGTGGGAAAAGAAAAAAGCAAGGCTGGGCGCAAGCCATTTGAAGATCCGAACATGGTAAAGATCAACTTGACCGGCAAAGTGAACCGGGATCATGTGGAAAAGGTGATCCGAGTTGGTAATGGAAATGTCTCGCTCGGAATGAGAATCGCAATCGAAGCCTACCAGGAGAAAAAGTAGATGAGTGAATATCTAGGCCCGCCAGCCGTGAAAGAACAATCAGATGGAACAACAGCGCATTATTATGAGCTGCCAGAAGGAGCGACGGAACTCTACCACCTGATCATCGCAAAAGACATGAACGCGCAGATGGGGGAGATCGGGAGAGCATGGTATCGGTATGGGCAAGTGGAACATTCTGACAAGATGCGCGACCTGAATAAGATCATCGCATACGCAGAGCAGGAAAAAGAAAGGCTAACTAAATACGGAGATGGAAAATGAGAGAGCTTATTTATAAATTGGCAATAATGATCGCTTGGCCCATTATTACGGTAGTAGCGCTTGGATTGATGTTGTTGGTGTTTGTAGCTGTATGGTTTTACCTACCATTTGGGAAAGTGAGCCTAAAGAAGAAATGCAGCGGTGAATATGAGATTGGGATTTATGGCGAAGAACACGACACAGACGAACATGAACAAGGCTGGATGTAATGTGCCAGAAAATCACGTACGCAACCAAAGCGGAGGCACTACAGGGCGTCTCCCAGCTAAAGGCGCAACACAAAAAGACCAGTAAGCGGTTCAGGAAAAACCCAAAGAACGGAAAGAAGATGACGGTTTACGATTGCAACTTCTGCGACGGATGGCACACGACCACAGTAAAGAAAAGGAAATATTGAGATGAGTGAAAAATGTTATACCAATTTACTGGAGAGGCGGGAGATCGCCAGGAGGCGATTGAACAGGGTTGCGGAAGAGTTAATATTTATCAATAGCCAGATCACTTTGGTTGGAAGCGACAAGTGCTGGAGCTGTGAAAAGACAGGCGATACCACCGATCTGACGATGTGCGAGATTGGAAACAATAATTACCCTAAAAGTTGTAAGGAGTATAGACCAAAATGAATAATTCAAAATTAACAGACAAAATAGACCAGCTAGAGTCGCAGAATAGGGCGCTGGTTGAGGCGTTAGCAGGAATCGTTGCGGAGGCAGATGATTATTGGAAACGTAAAGGCTCGCTGACAGGCCCGCTAGCGCACTGGATGGAGCAGGCAAGACAAGCCCTCTCCAATTCCGATACTTCCCTTTACAGTAAGGAGCAAGCAGTTATTGATGCGGCTATAAAAGCTAAAGAAGATGAGTATTTTTGGGACAATATGGGAACGCTAGACACAGCTATAGCCAACCTCCAACAAGCACGAAAGGAGCAAGTGAGATGAGTGATTGTGATAAATGTATCCACAAGCAAACAGAGTGGGATGATGAGCCATGTATATCCTGTGGAGGTATATGTTTCACTGATAAGTTTGAGTTAGAGCCACCAACAGATAGTAACAAGGGAGATTGAGACACGATTGAGCGTGCCGGAAGCTATCGGATGCTCGGAATGTGAAGTAGCTACAGAGGCTACAGTAGATGAATGGAACACCCGCACCGATACCCAAGAGGTTGAGCAGTTAAGGCAAGAGCTTGCTAATACTGGCAGCAGTAAAGAGTTGTTAGAACTTGACCTTAAAGAAATGAGGCAAGAGCTTGACGAGGCCAATACCTATATCAGCCTTTTGCGTGAGGCGATAATTGGAGGTGATTATTTGGCGGCGAAGTTGCTGTGTGATGTTCCGTTTGAATCCCCATCCACCTCCCTACAACAGCATGATAACGAGGTGATTGAAAGGTGTGTATCAATATGCGAGCAAGATTTAAGTATAGGCGATACTATCTTTGCTATCCGCGCATTAAAGACAGGAGAGAAGAAATGAGCAAGGGGAGTGGTCGCAGGCCGCAAAGAGTTGGAAGTGATGTTATGGCGGATAATTGGAAAAACATATTCGAGAAAGGGCGAGAGTGGGCGGCGTATGACCTGGATGGCAAGATGCTCGGGAAGCCTAAAAGGACGTTTGAAGAGGCTCACCAGGCAGGGCTTGATTCAACAGCGAATGATATAACATTCTCAGTTATGGAGATTTAGTGATAGAATGAACCCTACAGAAATAATCCTTGTGGGGTTTAATTATGGCTAGTGGCCAGTATAAGCACGAAATAAAATTAGCAGCAGACCTTATCCCTTACGCGAACAACTCGCGCACACACGACGATAAACAGGTCAACCAGATAGCGGCATCGATTCAGGAGTGGGGATTTACAAACCCGGTGCTGATCGACGAGGCTAACACCGTTATCGCCGGGCATGGCAGACTCATGGCGGCGAACAAACTCGGAATTACTGAGATCCCGTGCGTTATTCTCGACGGATTAACTGACGCACAGAAAAAAGCATATATTATTGCCGACAACCGCCTGGCGCTTAACGCTGGGTGGGATGATGAGCTGCTCGCGGTCGAGATGGCAGCGCTCGGAGAGCAGGACTTTGATCTTAGCCTTTTAGGCTTTGAGGAAAACGAGCTGGCAAACCTCCTGGAGCCAGAGCCTGAGATCGGATTGGTTGACGATGATGATGTGCCAGAGATCCCGGACGAACCAGTAAACAAGCAGGGCGACGTTTGGGTGTTGGGCGAACATCGATTAATGTGCGGCGATTCGACTAGTATCGATGATGTCGAAACGCTGATGAATGGCGGGAAAGCGGACATGGTGTGGACAGATCCACCATACAACGTGGCCTACGAGGGCCAGGATGGGATGACCATCGAGAACGACAGCATGGATGACGGAATGTTTAAGCAATTCCTGCTCGACGCATTCACAACAGCTTTCATGGCGACCAAAGTAGGGCGACCAATCTATGTGGCTCACGCAGACAGCGAGGGCGCGAATTTCAGAACAGCGCTTGCAGAATCAGGATTCCTTCTCAAGCAATGCCTGATATGGGTTAAAAACTCGATGGTGCTCGGGCGACAGGATTACCAATGGCAGCATGAGCCAATCCTTTACGGATGGAAGCCAGGCGAAGCCCATAAGTGGTATGGCGCGTTTGATAAGAAAACCGTTATCGACGACGACGTCGACGTAAAAAAGCTGGACAAAAAGCAACTCGTGCAGATGATCAACGAATTCAGGAACGGAAACAAAAGTTCAGTTATTCGGCAATCGAAACCAACATCCAACGACATACATCCAACCATGAAGCCAGTAGCGCTTGTTCAGGGGATGATTGTTAATTCCTCGAGGGATGAGGACGTGGTGCTTGATTTGTTCGGCGGAGGCGGATCAACCATGATTGCCTGCGAAAAGGTAAACAGAAACGCTAGGCTGATGGAGCTCGATCCAAAATACGCCGATGTTATCGTGCAGCGATGGCAGGACTTCACGGGCAAAGAGGCTGTCCACGAAAACGGAAAGACCTTCTCGCAATTAAGAGATGGGGCCGACATTGACGCGGAGAACGAAAATGGCAGCTAAGAAAAAGGCCGGGCGACCACGAAAGACGCTAACCGAGGATGAAAAGGTACAGCTCGAAGCATTGGCAGCGGCGCTCAATTCAGAACAGATCGCTGATTTCTTCGGGATTGGGCGGTCAACCTTCTACGACATGATGGAAAGGGACGAGGATATTTCTGGACGTTATAAAAGGGGGCGGGCAAAAGCAATCGCCGGGGTAGCCGGTAATCTGATCACCCAGGCTAGGAACGGCAACACGTCTGCAGCCATCTTCTATCTCAAGACCCAGGCAGGGTGGAAAGAGCAAACCCAGGAAGAGAGTACAGACGCGCAGCCAATGACTTTCCACTTCTCGGTCAACCAAGCAGTAGACGAAATTAAAGTGACTAATGCAACTTAGCGCCCCACAAGACGTATTTCTAAACGGGTTAAACACAAAATATAGGGCATACGTCGGCGGGTTCGGATCAGGTAAAACTTTTATCGGTTGCCTTGATCTATTGAAGTTTGCCGGGGAGAATCCCGGAACAAGACAGGGATATTTTGCGCCGACGCATCCTGATATTCGGGATATTTTCTATCCAACGATAGAAGAAGCAGCAACGATGCTCGGTTTTACTATCGAGATCAATAAGGGGAACAAAGAGGTTCATCTCTACAGGAACCGCACCTATTACGGCACGATTATCTGTAGATCGATGCATGATCCCAAATCAATCGTAGGATTTAAAATAGCTCGGGCTCTAGTCGATGAGATCGACACAATGCCAAAGGATAAGGCGACGCAGGCATGGAATAAGATCGTAGCGCGCTTGCGCTTGGTGATACCGGGCGTGCAGAACGGGATCGGAGTAACCACAACGCCCGAAGGGTTCATGTTTGTCTATGACAAATGGGCGAATGACCCATCAGAGTCATACTCGATGGTGCAGGCCAGCACTTATGAGAACATGGCCTATTTGCCAGAAGATTATATTGACACGCTACTGGAGACATACCCGCCCGAATTGGTCGAAGCGTATGTTCGCGGGCAATTCGTCAACCTTACATCGGGTACGGTATTCCATTCTTACAACCGATTTACGAACCGAAGCCGCGAGACAATACAGGAGAAGGAGCAGTTGCGGATCGGGATGGATTTCAATGTAACGAATATGTCTGCGGTTGTTTATGTGTTGAGGGGGGAGACATGGCATGCCGTAGCAGAGCTTTCTGGTATCTATGACACGCCCGCTATGATCAAGACGATTCAGGAGAAATGGCCCGAACACTCGATCAGGATTTACCCGGATGCCAGTGGTAAGAGCAGGAAAACAGTCGATGCCTCGATCTCAGATATATCACTATTG